AGGTTTGGTATTAAAGCAAATTGAATTATTAATTAAGGGTAAATAGGAAGGCGATTATGTTAGTTGAAAAGTTTGATTTTATTGAGTTGCTTCGCCTTGCTATCGCTCAAGGCAAAGCCGAAGGAAAGAAAATTTCGAAAGATGTGGTTTTAGGTGAATTAGCGCTATTATCACCAGCTGCAAAGCTTTGGGCCACTGTCTTGATTGAAAAGGTTGATTTTGAGCGAATCGCAATAATTACCCCTGCACAAAAACAAACTAAAACTTTTTACAGTAAGTATGACTTTAATTTTCAAACCGAACGCCGTATTGAAGATATACCGGGTAAGGTTGAATTCGTTCGTGGTGAGATTAAATCTGGTAATTTTTTCCGAGCGCGAAATAAATTAGCAGTAAAGATTCATGAAGAAATGGTAAAGAGAAAATTTACACCAACTAATGCTCAAGGTGATCTTACTAATCTGGCAAAAGGAATGGCTGAGATTATTTTGCGTGGCCATGTTTTTGTTAAGGCTATGTGTGGAGCATGCCAAGGAATAGGAAAACTTGAAACTTTTAGTTCAAAGGGTTTTCCTGATGGCGCAAGGTTTTGTGAAAAATGTAATGGTACTGGTAAGCGACCATATACGTTAAATGAAAAAATGAAAATTGCAGGTATTGTTGCCACCAAGACTGCATATATAAAAAGCTATCAGAAGTTTGAGTTATTTGGAGAATCTATTATTGCAGAATGGGAAAATGAAATTAGATCGCGTATTTCTCGCTCATTTCGTTTTGAACTTCCTGATAATCAAGAAACTTGTGCTTGACAGTTGGGTATACACTTGAGTATAAAGATTTCTAAAATGGGCGAAATGTAAAGTAATCGCCAGAATGAATCTAAGAGCTCGCCAAAAGGTGAGCTTTTTGTTTAATGTAACTATATAATTTAAAAATAAAATAAATCGGAAGTTTGCACGTGATTAGAAAGCAATTTAATTCAAATTTTGTCGAAAAGTTTTGTTTGGTTTTAATTACTTTTATAGCTTCTTCAATAACCTACTATTTGGGCTTTAAGGGGTTTAAATCATTTTTTGTTTCTACAGAAGTTTTAAATTTTAAAGATACCGTAACTTTTGGTTTAAGTGTCTCCTCCCTTGTTCTAGCGCTAATTTTATATAGTGACTGGCGGGAAAAATATGTGGCTGAATCTCTTGATAAGGATTTGCGAGAAATAAAAGCTCATGTAAGTGACCTCAATTTTATTATTAATAGATTTCCCTCTTCGGATAGTGAGTCTGATGTTAATGAGAGAGCTGAGTTTTTTAAAATTTTTTGGAAATTGAGAGTGTTAAATTCAAATATAAAATATTCAAGTTTATATACGCTCAATAGCCAAATTGAAGAATATCTAAATACATCCCATGGCTTTATTAATGCCATGTTACGTAAATCGGGTGGAGAATATTCAGAAATTCAAAAGGAATCAAAACTTCTATTTGATAGTTTAAATGAATCAATTGAATTAGCCCGTAAGAACAATTTAAAAACCTAAGTTTTAATTTTTATTTGCCGGACGGATTACGGCGCAAAGGGCCCCGCTAAATATCGATTATTGGCGGGGCGTTTTTCTTTTCTTGGAGTATGTATGACTGAATTTCAAAAAATTACTCATGAGATTAGACAACTCCAAGTAGAGTTAAATCATTTAGGAAGCTGCAATACAAAGGGCTTAACAACAGAACAGATCGCTCAATTAGATGAGCGATTTTTTTTGGCTTTAGATCAACAAAACAAGTTGATTGCTCGGCTCAACAATAAGCCTGAAGGTTTCTTATAAATATAGGTGAGCCGATGGATCCTAAAAAATATTTTATGCTCACCAGAAAAAAAGAACGAAAACCTAAACCAAAGAGTACGCCACTACCTAAGGCGACAGAAAAATACTTAAAAGCTGAAGAAGACTTCACTAAAGCCTTAGATGTTCTGGAATTTAAATATGAAAAGAAATTTCAGTTTAAATCTACGAAACATTGGCGTTTTGATTTCCATTTAATTGAGCATCGAATTTTAGTTGAGATTGCTGGTGGGCCTTGGTCTGGTGGTCGCAAAGGTAAGCTTAAATATAAAGCTTGGAGCCTTGATCGATACGATGTTGCTGAAGAAATAGGCTATACAGTAGTTCGTCTGGAGTCGTCAACAAGATTTAAGGTTAATGAGTCAGGCCCTTTACAGTTAAGAGTTGACTACGCAAGCCAATGGTTAAAAAACTTGAAGAGGCACATATTCAATGGAACAGATCAGACCATTTCCACCAACTGATTTTATTGATCAGGCTGAAGAAGAAGAAGCAATCCGTTTAATACCGGCGCCAGATTTAAAGAAATGGGTTGTTGCTAATTTTCTAACACTTGGTGGTCCTCTACATAACCCGGACCATGATCATATCGCTGAGCTGCTTCATGATAATGAAGAATTTTTGGCATTTGCTTGGGCCTCTTCTGCTTATACGCGAGCTAAACGAATGGTGCTCGGCCAATGTGAAAAGGTTATGTTTCAACAAGGCGGATGGAAGAAAGCTAGACAAGAGCAACAGATGCGTGACTGGTTCGGCTTTGTGCCAACATACTTAATAACTGTCGACGCTTCTTTCTGTGAGCGTGCAAACGATACAGAGTTCTGTTACTTGCTTGAACATGAGCTTTACCACATTGGAGTGATGAGAGACGAGGACGGAGAAATTGTTTATAGCGATAGTTCTGGTCTTCCTAAGCACTATCTTGCAGGTCATGACGTTGAAGAGTTTATTGGCGTAGTTAAACGTTATGGACCAAGCAAAAATGTTAAGCGACTTATTGAAGTCGCAAAAAATCCGCCGTTTGTTTCGAATCTTGATATTTCAAAATGCTGCGGAAACTGCGTAATTACCTGAGCCTTGAGGCTCTTTTTTTTGGCTATTTAGGTTGACGTAGGTTGACAGGATTGAGGATATGGCGGCTCTAAAAAAAGAGGTAAAACTCTTTATAGTTCGCTCACTTGCCGTATTTAATACACCCACAGAAACTGCTGAGCTCGTCAACCAAGAATACGGGATAAAAGTTACTAAACAGCAGTGTGAGAAATACGACCCGACCAAACGGGCAGGCGAGAACCTGAGCGAAGAATTAAGAAAAGATTTTGAAAAAACTCGCGAAATGTTTTTGGGTAAGCCTGAGGCAATCCCTATTGCAAATTTAGCGGTGCGTTTACAGCGCTACGAAAGCCAATATCAAAAGCACAGTAGAAACCGTGTAGCAGCTTTAAGCATTCTTAAGCAAGCTGCTGAGGACATAGGCGGCAAGTACACGAATAAGACTGAAATTACAGGCGCTGGTGGTGGTCCATTACAAAGCGAAAATATTACCTATGTGACTGCTACCGATGAGCAGGTAAGGCAGGCGATAGATGAACTCGAGAACGAATATTGATCCTGTTAAAGCCAAAGCTAAACGGATTAAATGTGAGAAAGAACATTTATTTTTCACGCGTGCTTTCTTCTTGCCACGTATGGGCTTTAAGTTTTCGGTCAATTGGCATCATGAATATATTGCCGACAAGATTGATGAGGTAATTGCTGGCAAGGTTAAAAACCTAGTTATTAACGTTCCACCCGGAAGCGGTAAAACTGAATTACTTACAAACCTTATTGCCCGTGGTATAGCACGTAATCCTCGTTCGCGGTTTCTGTATTTGTCTTTCTCGCAATCTCTTGTAGAGGATGTATCAGCTACAGCTAGAAATATTGTTAAGTCGGAAGACTTTCAGAACTTATGGCCTGTAAAGATTTCAACCAGTACCGATGCTAAATCGAGTTGGAAAACTACAGTGGATGGTTATGACGCTGGTCATGTTTATTCTGCATCAATGGGTGGGCAGGTCACGGGTCGCCGTGCTGGTACATTAGCAGATAAAGGCTTTACCGGTGCAATTATTCTTGATGACCCATTAAAGCCTGAGGATGCATTTAGCCAGACCGCTAGACGTAAAGCTAACCGTAAGATTCTAAACACGGTCAACTCGCGTAAAGCTAAATCTGATACGCCAATTATTCTGATCATGCAGCGTTTGCACGTTGAAGATCCGACTAACTTTGTAATGACTGGTAATGTGCCTGGTGAGTGGGAGCAGATCAGTATTCCCGCGCTTATTGATGATGAGTACATCAGTAAATTACCAGAGCACATACAGCGCAAAATTCCACGTGATGTTGAACGTGATGAGCAAGGCCGACAAAGCTACTGGCCATTAAAAGAATCTTTACTCTCATTGCTGCAGCTGGAAAAAGGTGGGGAAGATAAAGACGGCGCCACAGTGTCACGTTACACATTTGCAAGCCAATACATGCAAAACCCTAAAAAGCTGGGTGGTGATCTTGTTAAGGCTGAATGGTTCGGGCGTTACGTTGAATTACCTGTTCTTAAATGGCGTGCGATTTGGGCTGATACGGCGCAAAAAACCAAAGAGCATAACGACTTTTCAGTGTTCTTATGTGCTGGACTTGGCTATGACAATAACCTTTACATCATCGATGTTAAGCGTGGCAAATGGGAAGCACCTGAGCTATTGAAAGAAGCTAAAGCTTTTATCAATAAACACAAGGACAGTAACACAAAGATTGGCAAGCTTCGTTATATGGCCGTAGAAGATAAGGCGAGTGGTACTGGATTAATTCAATCCATATCTAAGCAGACTACTTTACCAATACGTGCGATTCAGCGAAGTACTGACAAGCTATCAAGGACTATGGACGTCATTCTTTATGTTGAAGAACGCCGTGTCTGGTTACCAGCTAATGCACCGTGGCTATTGAACTACATTGAAGAGATTGAAGGCCTTACTGCTGATTGGTCACATGACCATGACGACCAGTGGGACCCGACCATTGATGCGATTAATGATTCACTAGCCAAAAAGCCAACTGTATTTGATTAGAGGAAATTATGGCTGAAACTAAAAAGCCCGATGCAATTGGCGATGCAGGGGCTTATACAAACTTTGTTTCAAATATTGGTACCGAACGTGACAAAGCTTCACACGGTTCATTCGTTAAGAAAGTAATTCCTGATGAGCAATTAGAAGCCGTGTATCAACACTGGTTAGCTAAGCGCATTGTCAACCGTCCAGCCAGTGACATGCTCCGAGCTGGTTGGTTCTATGAGGGCATACAGGATGGTGATTTAGCTAAGCTTAAGGAGGCGTGTAAGGCTTTTAATTTAGATGGGGTTCTCTTATCTAGCTTAATCCTTTCTCGCTTATATGGCGTTTGCTATGTACTCCTAGGTACGGTGGACGGCGGCAACTTGGATCAACCATTCGATTTAAGTAAATTGGGTGTTGGCCGTTTAGAGTTTTTCACGGTGCTTAAGAAAAAGCAGATTGAGGCCGATACTTCTAAGTACTTGCCGCCAAATGAAGCAGGCGGTCTGCTAAAGCAACCTGAATTTTACAAGCTTAAGCTCGATGGAAAGTCTAACCAGCGGATCCACCACACACGCTTAATTAAATTTGGTCATGCAGATGTGGTTAATGAAGAACCTGTAAGTGTTTTACAGGAAGTTTATGAAGACCTGCTTGATCATGCTGCCGTAAAGAAAGCCACTGCTAGTCTAGTCCATGAATCAAAAATTGATGTGATTAGAACTCCCAACTTGGTCGATAAGATCAAAGAGGATATGAAATCCGTAGCTGAACGTTTTCTTAGTGTCGGATTGCTTAAGGGCTTGAATGGCATGATCGTCTTGGATAAAGACGAGGAGTATGACTCTAAATCTTATAGCTTTGGCGGTTTACCGGATCTTATGCGTGAATATTCGATTCAAACTTCTGGAGCTGCCGAAATGCCATATACGGTTTTATTCGGTCAATCACCTGCAGGAATGAACGCAACTGGCGAGCACGACACTCGGAACTATTACGACAGTATTGCTACTAAGCAAATATGGTCCTTAAAGCCATTCATGATGAAGCTTTTAAGAGTAATTGTTCAAGCTACATTTGGACGTCAGATTCCAAGATTAGATGTTGTATTCAATCCACTCTGGCAATTAGACGCTAAAGTCCGTTCTGAGGTTGAGAAAGCTAACGCTGAACGGGATGCTAAATATTTAGAGATGGGCATTATTACAGAGCCACAGATAGCACGGCAGCTACTCATTGACGGTGTTTATTCAGTAATTGATGAAGACCATATCAAAGAGCTTGAAACAATGGTGAAGCTTAATGACAACGATAATTCAGATCCTGAAACCACACCTCCAGCAGGCGAAGAAACGTAAGAAAGGGCGAAAAGCATCAAAGCTGAGAGCCGTGCACGTAAATCGCCGTGTAGAGCTTTATTACACAAGGCAATTGTTGGCTATATCTAAATACTGTCAGGAACAAACCAAGGATCTTGTTGTTCCAACGGTAGGCCAGAACATCGGTGATGCTTGGTTCTCGGACATGATGACGGCGTTTAGGGAGAAGCTCACAAAATATGTTGTTGAGGTTTCTCGACCGTTGGCCACAAAAGTTGTGACTGATACCCAAAAGGAAGTGGACAAGCAAATAGCAGAGCACACCAAAACAATTATTGGTGTGGATCTCACGCCGTTCTATCGAGCTGCTGATATTCAGGACGAGGTAGATCTAAACATTACGGTCAATGTCAGTTTGATTAAGTCTATTCCGCAGCAATATGCCGATAAGCTTGAGATATTAATCACCAATGCTTTGCAGACTGGCCAGACAAATGAAGAGTTGGCCAAAGCAATTAAGCAATTGGGTTTATCTACTGATTATCGAGCTCGTCTTATTGCTAGTGACCAAATGGGGAAGATTAACGGCCAAATTAACCAAGCTAGACAACTTTCAATGGGTGTTGAAACATACATATGGCAAACGGCTAAAGATGAGCGTGTAAGGCCAGACCACCAGCATAAACAGGGCAAGATATTCAGATGGGATTCACCGCCAGATGGGGGACATCCCGGACAGCCTATCCGTTGTCGTTGCACGGCGTTGCCTAACTATGAGGATATATTAATTTAATATTTGAATTAGCAATTAACTGTTTTAGTTGGAAAAATTTATCGATATTATAAAGGTGATTTAATAGTTCGGAACTAAATGTGGAACTTAAACAAATTGCTAATTTATTAATTAAAGAATTATTTGAATTTAATATTGAAGACTTTGATGGTGAGGAATTTACTGGTTTTTCAACTGGAAAAAATGGTATTCAATGTCAGTTTAATAAACAGTTTAGAATTTACCTTGCTCAACTCTCTGAAGGTTTATTTCCAAATTTTGACAAGCCAATTGGAATTGAAGAAAAGCAATTTAGAAAAATTTTAGAAAGATCAATAGTTAATATTTTTACCGAGGATGGTTTTAATATTGAAGACGATAGTTCTAAAGAAAACTTAAAAAAAATACGTTTAGAGTTGAAAGCACTAATAAATGAACTTAAAGATGAGTATATTCATTATATACCTGCAAAAAACTGTTCAATTAGAACTTTCTAAATCTATAAAAAATTGGTGATGTAGAAATTTATTCAATTGAAAATTGGCTAAATATTGTAGATTATTCAGAAAAAGCTAAAGAAAACTATTATGGAAATACTGAGCATAATAAACAATGGAAAGAATTAGTAAGAAGAAAATTAAAAAATGAGGAAGTTGAATTAAATGGTATTGCTAATGATATGTTCAAATTTATTGAGGGGAATAATGCAATTATTAAAATTACTGTAAAGGGATACGAAAAAGAATTATCACAAAGAGTTGCTAATATTTTAGCGAAATCTGCTTTAGATATGATTTCCTTGTATTTAGGCGGACTTCCTGTATTTTCCAAGCAAATCTTGCATTTAGAAAGAAGCTTACCTACACGAACATATACACTTCAAAGTAATGGGAAATATTTAAATGGTCTAGGGTTCCATTTTGGAAAACATGTAAGACCAATATTCAAGAATGAAAACCATCGTAATGAAAATAGAGAAGATTTAGAGGAATTTCTATGTTATTTCAAAATTATTTTTGATGGATTAACTGATAAAAAGAATTGTAAATTTCCTAAACTGGCAAATAAATGGATTTTTGCATTGAGTTGGTATGCTGAAGGAGTAAGAGAACCAAATGATGCAATTGCTATTACTAAACTGGCAAGTTGTTTAGATACTTTAAGTCATGGAAGTAAAAATAATGGTATTAAGCAGCTAATATGTAATTTATTTAATAAAGAAGATAATCAAACTTTATTTAATTGTGAGGGTAATAAAACAATAAGTATTCATGAGTTCTCTAAGAGGATTTATGAAGATGGGCGTTCAAGAATACTGCATGGTACTATTGATAACTTTCTGGAATCTTTTCACGATGATAAAGAAAGATTGATAATGGTAGGTAGAATAATACTTTTAGAATGTGCGGTAAGACTCAGCACATATGAGGGAGATGATTCAGAACATGCATTTAAGACTATGAAAAGAAAGAATTAACTACCTAAATAATTTAGTTTATATAAATGAAATTATTTAGACGAAAAATTTTTAATCATCAACCACCTTCGGGTGGTTTTTTATTGAGCGCAATTTATGAAAAACATTTACCTCTTCAAGGTAGGTGACTTTGCCCCAAGTGAATCGACACGCTCATTTACCAAAGAAGGGTATCTGAAATGCGTCAATGTTCGCTTAGCTAAAGCGCCTCAAGTACGTCAGTACTATGCGTATGAGTTTCCATCATTGGAAGGTTATACCGCTGATCAAGTCATTAATGTCTACACGCCAGCAGAAGAGCTTTTCAAGCCTGAGGCTATTCAAAGCTTCAATGGTGTTGACGCTACTGATTATCACCCGCCTAAGAATGAAATTAACGCATCTAACTGGAAGGATTATCACATTGGATATTGTGAGAACGTTCGACAGGAAGGCGATTATCTGGTGGGTGATTTGCTCATTAAAGACAAGATCAGCATTGATCTGATCCAAAGCAACGAGCGGCTAGAAATGTCGCTTGGCTATGGAGCCTTATTAATCGTTGAGCAGGGTACGGCGCCAGATGGCACGCCGTATCAAGCCAAATTTATCAATTTTATTGGCAATCACGTAGCACTCGTTAAATACGGGCGCTGTGGTGGTGATTGCCGCATCGGTGACGAAAAGCAAACTCCAAAGGGGAAAACAATGGAAGTAAGTGTAAACGGTATTCGTTTTGACATTGGCGATAACAAGCCCTTGGCGGATGCATTAAAGCAGCAACAAGAGCAGCTGGAAAACTTGAAGGCTGCAAAACTTAAAGTCGGTGATAAGCAATTTTCTATCGGTGATGAACTAAATGCAGTTCAAGCGGTCGTAGATCAATTGCATACCGAAAAAACTACACTTGAACAAAAAGTCGGAGATCTGGAAAAGAACCAGATGACTCCAGAAAAGGTTGAGCAAGCCGCTGCCGAACGTGCTGCTGTGATTGCTGATGCTAAAGCATTGGTGCCAACGGTTAAAACAGAAGGCTGTACATGTGAGCAAATCAAGCGGGATGTGATTGCAGCCAAAGCCGGTGATGCTTTAGTAACTGCTTTGATGGGTAGCGTATCAGTAGGTGATGCAAAACCTGAGCAGATCGACACAACTTTCCGTGCACTCTGTGCTGTGAAGGGTACTCATCCTTCTAATCCTGTAGGTGATGCTCTTCATCAGCAACAGCAAGTAAAAACGGGTGACGGTAAACCAGTAGATGGGGAGCCTAAACCTAACAACAAAAAAGAAGCTTGGAAACAAAGTTTCTAATTAACTGGAGAACTTCAAATGTCTTTAACCCCTCAAGCTATTCCGGGTATGCGTGCTCGCCTGCACATGCCCGAAGAAATTTTATCTTTGCCAGTTGCTGGTACAGGCGTAGTTAGTGACGGTGAAGTGGTGGTCCAATCTTCTGATGGAAAAACTGTAAGCGCGGTAACTGGGGCAACCAATACAAAGTTTGGTGTAGTGGTTTTTCAGCACGTGGGTAAATCTGGAAAAAATGCCTTAGGTAAAGAAGCCTATCAAGCAAAGGACTGTGCACCTGTAATGCAAATCGGTTCTATCTGGGTGAAGCCTTCAGCTCCAGTGATCGATATCAATGCGAAGGTTTATGTACGTACTGCGAACCCTACTGCCCAAGCGCCACTTGGTTCACTTTCTTCTGCAGCATTAGATTCTACGGAACTACCTAATGCCTCTTGGGAAACCATCACTGGTCCTGATGGATTAGCTATTCTTCGTTTACGTGGAGCATAATCAATGTCAAAACAATTAGAACAAATGAAAATCCGCCTATCAGCAGTTGCACATGGGGTGCAAATCGCTGTAGGGGATGCATTTAATTTAGATAACTTTGCCAAGTTATTATTAAAGCTTGAATCAATCGATGAAATGACACCGCAACTTGCTGAAGCCCAAGCTTATGCAAAGTACCTACCGATTGAAGGATTGGAAGGTGCAGTTATAGGTTCGGCTAGTGTCTTGCAACGTAAGAGAGGCGTAGGACGTGGTAAGCGCTTTTCAGGTCAAGGTAATGATGTGCCATTAGCAGAGGTTGTTTACGATGAAGTAAAACTCACTGTACAGCCTGGTGTTATTGGTTACGAAATCAGTATTTTTGATGCTGCAGCTGCCTTAAAAGCAGGTATCCAGTTAACGACTGACAAAGTTGCAGCAGCTCGATTGGCCTATGAAAATCACATGAGTGATGTCGCTTGGTTTGGCGAGCCAGAAACTGGTTTGCTAGGCTTCTATAATCAAACAGGTGTTGAGGTGATTACTTCTACGGTTGATTATGCGACTGCTACAGTAGAGGTCATTCTTGCCGATATCAATAAGGCAATTAAAGGTGCTTCTAATGCCTCTAAGTTTGATGGAAGTATTCAACCAGATACTTTTGTGATGCCTGAGAATAAGTTCACTATTCTCGCTAGCCGTATCGTTCCGGATTCAGCGGGTAAAACTTTCCTTGAGTACATTAAGGAAAAGAACACCTTTGCAATGCAAGGTAAAACACTGACATTCACTTCTGAAAGTATGCTTGAAGGTAAAGGTGAAGGTGGTACTGACCGCAGCATTATTTATCGCCGTGATCCAAGCTGTATTACTTTCCGTTGTAATGAACTGGAATTCTTGGCAGCTCAACCTATCAATTATGTGATGCGTACACCGGGACACTATATGTATGAAGGTGTCTATTTAAAACGTGTCGATTCTCTCCGCTACTACGATGTTGAATAAGGATAACTAAACATGCCAAAAATTACTTACAGCGGCTCTCAGGCCGCTTTTTCTTTTGATGGAATTCAGGTTGGTCAGGGCCAAACTGTGCAAGTTAGTGCTTCGGATCTCACACGTATTGCCAAAGGTAAAGCCTTTAAATCACTCGTTGAAAAAGGTGAGCTCGAAGTTCAGGAAATCCCGGATGAAGAACCAAAGGTAGGTGGTAAAACCAGTGGCCGTGGTGGTAAAGGCGGTAAACAAAACGATGCAGCCAGTGACGCCGCTAAGGCAGCAGATGAAGCTGCTTTGGCAGCCGTGAAGGCTGAATTAACAGAGCTTGAAGTAACGTTCAGTGATGATGAAACACTTGAGCAGCTACAAGCTAAGTTAGCTCAGGCTAAGGAATAAGGTAGACATATGGACGTACAAACGTTTCGTAAAAAGTTCTCGACTGATTCGAGTTTAATGTCTTTGCCAGATGAGAGAATTCAGGATGCATTAGAAGAAGCAGATCTGATTGTTTCTCAAATTGAGTTTGGCGCATTAAAGGAACGTGCTGTAGGTCTGTATGCAGCACATATCCTTAAAGTAGGTACCTCAAGCGGCAATGGTGCTGCTTTTAGTACCGCCTCGAGTATGACAATTGCGGGTCAAAGTGTGAGTTATTCACGATCATCGAAAGAAGCTTTCTATGATCTCAGCATGTATGGCCAGCGCTACCTTGCGTTAAAAAATTCCATTCCAATTGATGATGAAGGCACAAACCCTAACCGTTTGGGTGTGGGTGCCTTTGTTGTATAGGAGAATCCCATGCCTTTTAAATATCAGGCACCAGAAGGTTATAAACCAACCAAACTCGTTATTGCCGGGCAAAACCTAGATATCAAAAACGGCGTTTTAGAATCTGAGGATGACATTATCCATATTTTAAAACCCTTAGGTTTTGAGCGTTACGTTGAAGTTGTTGAGCCAAAGAAATCGACAGCCTCTGCTAAAGAGTAATTAAGCTATGAGCGATTATCGTGTTGATAGCCAAGTCAACTTTGATGAGATGAATAATCGCGTTAGGTTTGAAATAAGACGCACGATTAACGCCCTTACTTTACGCTTACAGCGGATTGTTCAGGAAGACATGTTAAGTGGCCAACGACTTAAAGTTCAGTCAGGTCGCTTGCGTGGATCCGTTTCATCAAAGGTGGATGAGGATAAGGATTCCATAGAGGGAACCGTAGGTGCTGGTGGTGCTTTGGTACCTTATGCCCCTGCACATGAGTTTGGTCTAAATGGTGCTTTGGGTGTTAAAGCTCACCTTAGGACGATTAAACAGGCTTTTGGCCGACCTATCTCACCTGTTCAGGTCAATATTAAGGCCCATTCTAGAAATGTACGTTTTAGAGAGTTACGTTTCATGCGTGATTCACTGGATATTGTGGCCAAGATTGTGCCGAAAAATATTGATGCAGCAATTCAGCGAGGTATTGCAGGTGGATAGCGAAGCAATCTATCAGGCGTTGTTTGAAAGGTTAAGCACAAGGGTAGAAGGATTGATTACGGTAAGTCGCCGTTTACGTCACTTTAACCATGTAACACCAGAACAGCGTCCAGCCATGTTTATTACACAAGGCAATCAGCAAGAAGTCCCGGTACATGGTTTAGATTCAAAAGTTGAACTAGCTGCTGAGGTTTATCTCTATATTCATGAATCGGACACTACAAAGCCACCATCATCGCAGATGAATATATTCATCGATCGTATACGTGAAGCTATTCAGCCAGACCATCCGGATTTCAGTGAATATCAAACCTTAGGTGGTTTGGTAGAGCATTGCTGGATTGAAGGCACAATAGAAGTGTATGAAGCAGTAGAAAACATGCTGGATGATCAGGCGATTGCCATTATTCCTATCCGGATCCTCACAACCAATTAACAAAATATTCATTTTATGACCGCCTCTATGGCGGTTTTGTCATTTTAGAGAGGTCAAAATAAATGGCTCAATATTTATTTGGTGCCGGCAAGATCTTTGCTACACCGATTCAAGATGTATACGGGCAACCGATTAGTAATCCCACACCAGTTGAAGTGGGGGTGATGCAATCCGTTGGTGTGGATATTAGCTATGACTTAAAAGAGCTTTTCGGTCGTGGTCAATTTGCTGTAGATGCTGCGCGTGGTAAAGGTACCATTAAATGTAAAGCTTCTTTCGGGCGTATTAACGGTACCTTGTTAAATTCCATCTTCTTCGGTGGAGTTGTTGCTGAAGGTGGAATTGAAACAGTTTCCCAAACCATTAATGGTGAAGTGATTCCGGCTGGTGGTACTGTTACACCAGTTGTTCCTAACAGCGGTACATATGTAAAGGATCTAGGCGTAACAGATGCTAAAGCAATCCCACTTAAACGTGTAGCATCGGCGCCAGCAACCGGACAATACAGTGTAGATGCGGCAACCGGTGCTTATACATTTGCTGCTGCAGATGCAGGTAAAACGGTATTTATTAACTTCCGTTATTCAGCAATGGTGGCGGGCGCTAAGTCAATCACTGTCTCAAACCTAGATATGGGTTATACGCCAGAGTTTGCCGTTGACCTGCAACGTGACTACAAAGGCAAGTTCATGCACATGAATTTCTTCCGTTGTACCAGTAACAAACTTGGGTTTAGTTCAAAACAGGACGATTACGATATTCCTGAGTTTGAATTCCAGCCTATGGCTAACGATCTTAACCGTGTTTTCAAAATCGATTTATCGGAGTAATACCAAATGCAATTTAAGCAAGTTGAAAACCCTCGCGGCTCTACAGTTGTTGTTGATGGTCAGCCATTTGTTTTTGCTCCATTGTCTCTTGGTGCAGTCGAGAAACTATTGCCGGCACTTCAATCATTCAAGCCAGATGATGTTGGCACTGTGATTGATGTAGCACACAAATCTTTGAAGCGAAATTACCCCGACATTACTCGTGATGATGTGGCAGAGATGCTATTCATGGATCAGCTAACAGAAGTTATGGAAGCTGTAATGTCCGTGTCTGGTCTTAAAGGGAATGATGACAGCGCTGCAGGTGGCTCGGGGGAATAGATTGGGAGGAGCTGTACACGCATTTAGTGCTCACCATGGGTAAAGATTACGACTATGTGCGTAATGAAATGGACCTGCCTAGATTAAGAGCATTAAGTGCGTATCAGCAAAACAACCCTCCCGCGCATGTTGGGATACAACGGCTTTGCCGTATTTTGGAAGCGTTCATGGGAATCGAAGAAACCCCACAAGCTATCACCGTTTCAGATGATGAAGAAGATATGTTAGAAGTTTTGTCGAATTTCCCGCAGGGTGGTTAAGGCTGCCCTATAGTATTCTTATCAATTAACATGCATAATATGAAAATGATAAGGAGACCTATCTGTGAAGTTTAATAAATTTTTTATATTAATATTTTTATCGATGTTTTTGTTATTATTAGCTAACTTTTTTAATCCTGATATATCAAGTTGGGTAAAAAATAAGCTTAATATTTCTACAAATTCAGAATTAAATCCATATTATAAAAAAATGGTAGTTGTTCATCAAAGAATGGATGGAAGCATTAGAGAAGGTTCCATATTCTTTTTAGGGGACAGTATAACTCAATCTTTAAACGTAAATTCAGTAACCAATCAGGGAATTAATTATGGGATCGGCGGGGATACAACTTTTGGTTTATTGAATCGCATAAAGTATTATAATTCACTTAATAAAGCTGATAAAATTTTAGTAGCTATAGGGATTAATGATTTTATTTTTAACAGAACCAGTAAAGAAATCATAGAAAATTATGAAAAAATATTTGAATTACTACCTAAAGACAAAAAAGTTTTTATAAACTCAGTGTTGCCAGTTACATACCAATATACAGAGAATTCCGATAAAATTACTATTAAACAAATTGTAGAATTGAATCATGAATTGAAAAAATTTTGTAGTCTAAAACCAAATTGTGAATTCATTAATTCTTATGGATTATTTGCAGATTCGGCAGGATTTTTAAAAAAATCCTATGATACTGGAGATGGAATACATCTTAATACTGAGGGATATAATCTCTTGATTAAGATATTGAAAGTTAAAATTAATTGAATTTAAACAATTAAACCTTTTTTGAAACTGCCTCACGGCAGTTTTTTTTGTGCCTGTGAGATAGTAATTATGAACAACAATCGAGTGGAAGTACATGTCAGTGCAAAAACTTCTGAGCTCAAGGAAGGGATGCAAGATGCTGAAAAAATAGTTTCAGATGCTTCCAAGAAAATTGAAAGCACTGGAAAGAGTATCGATTTTAAACTTGATCTTTCAAATCTAAAGTCAGAGTTAAATGGTTTTGCAACAAGCCTTTCGGATAAATTTAAGACCGTAGGCAATGATATTAAGAGTTCGCTGACTAATGGCCTATCTTTAGTCAGGGGCGGTTTTTTTGTTGGTATTGGCCAAGAGACTGCTAGAAGTGCAGCGGAAGCGGTTGCAGCAATTCCTGATCTTGTATCTGCAGTGGGTAAGGCTTCAAAAGAGTTAGAGATTCAAGCCCGATTAGCAAACTCGAATACTTTAGAATTTCAAGAATGGGCATTTGCTGCCAAAAAAGTAAACGTGGAGCAGGACAAGCTATCGGACATCATGAAAGATGTAAACGATAAGTTTGGTGACTTCATGCAAACTGGTGGTGGTGAGATGGCCGATTTCTTTGAGAAGATCGCGCCAAAAGTCGGTGTCACTGCCCAACAATTTAAAGGCTTATCTGGTCCGCAAATCCTAGAAAAGTACTACCAGACTTTGCAAAAAGCCAATGTGTCACAGGCTGAAATGACTTTCTATATGGAAGCCATTGCGAACGATGCAACATTATTAGCTCCATTATTGGATAACAACGGTCAAAAATTAAAAGAGTACGCTAAACAGGCTCATGATTTAGGCGTAATCATGAGTGAAGATGCCATAGCTGCTACCAAAGAATTTAATACGTCCCTTGAGACTGTCCAAACAACACTTCAAGGAGTATTAACCCGTATTGCAGCACAAGCAGCTCCATCCCTTACTGAATTAGCTAATCAATTTTTAACTTTTGCGGTTGATTCCAAGGATGCCATTGATGATTCAATTAAATCGATTATTGGCATTTTTGAAAGCTTGTTTAGTATTCTAAGTGAGCAGTTCACAACGATTGGAGCAATCTGGAGTGACTTGACTGGAAGCATTGGAGACGATGCAAATAAACAGATTGGCTTTATGGATGCTATATCTGTAGTACTACGAGCATTAGGTGTTGTAGTTACCGGCTTTCAGGTAGGCGTTCAATCTGCTTTTGCAATCATTCGTGCCGTTGTAGTCACGGTATGCCAAGCTTTAATCATTGCTTTTAATGGCCTTATGGCTGGCTTTGATATGGTACGAAGTACTATTCAGTATGGTCTGGATGTATTACAGGTAAAGTTTCAAACATTTGGTAGCGTTGTAAATAACATCCTCCATTTTAACTTCTCAGGTGCAAAATCGGCATGGGAGGGTGGTTTATCTCAGCTTGGTAGTATTACTGATCGTTATACAAACCAAATGAAAGGACGAATGGCTGACCTGAAAAACTCTTGGAATGCAGGAGCCACTACAGCAGCCAATTCACTTGTCACGGCTGGTAAAAGAATTCTTGAAGTTACAACTGCTGGCAATCAGAAGATTACCAACTATGTATTTAAGGATCCTACTAAACCTTTTGAGCCACCTAAACCACCTAAGCTAGGCCTAGGTACTGCACCACCAAATACTAAACTTGGTATTGGTACTGGGGAGAAGGACGAAAAAGGCGGCTCTAAATCGTCTGCAAAATCTAAAGCAGAACAAGAGGCTAAGGAACGGCAGCGACAAGCTGAGCAGGCAGCTAAAGCACTTGCTGATATTCGGTATAAATATGCATCCGAAGAAAAGAAAGTGGCTCTAGATCTTCAAAAGGCGTTAGATGAGATTGAAAAATCCAAGATGACTGCAGATGAAAAAGCTGCTGCGAAAGTCAAAGCCGAAAAGGATGCATCCGACAAGATCATTGCTATTCGTTTAAAAGAGTTTGAGGAATACAAAAAAGCTCGTGAAGAACAAATAGACAATTATCAACAGCAAGCACAGCGCCTTTATGAAATTGAAGCGGCACGGATCCAAGCTGAATTTGATGCCAAGAAAATTTCAAATGTCCGTAAAGTTCAGTTGGAAAAACAGCTTGAAGATCAATTACGTGAAATTAAACGGCAAGGTCTTTTAGAGCGTTTAGCTTTGGAAAATGAGCAGACCAACATTACAGGCAAACAAGGTAATCAAAACCAAATCACAAACAACATTTCTGATTTAGAGACAGACCAGAAAGTTGCTGACACTAAGTCTATGGGCTTAATCAGTGATGCGGAAATGAAAGACTTTGAGGCCAAGTTCGGTGGCTTTACTTCTCGACTTTCTAACCTTTGGGATCAGGGTATTCAGTCTCTTATGAATGGTACCCTCACTTGGAGTAACGCAACTAAAGCAGTGCTTGCTGACATGGGGCAATTTGCCTTGCAAACAGCTACTAAAGAGCTACAAGGCTGGTTAAGAATCCAAGCTATTAAATTGGCTCGTAAACTTGGATTTGTCGGTGCTGAAACAGCCGCTGAAGCTTCTGGCCAAGCTGCTCAAACAGGGGCAACCATTGCAGGTGAAGCAACACGTACCAGTGTTACTGCAGCTGGTGGTTTAGCTCGTTTAGGCTTAAAAGCTGCTGAAGCTATCAAAGGCATCATGATGTCTGCATGGGAAGCAATGGCCGGAGCTTTTAAAGCGATGGTCGCAATTCCATATGTTGGTCCAATTCTTGCCGTTGGTGCAGGTGCGGCTGCTTTTGGTTTAGTGGCTGGACTTGCTGGAAAGATTAAATCTGCTCGTGGCGGTTACGACATTCCTGCCGGTGTAAACCCTATGACGCAATTGCACGAAGAAGAAATGGTATTGCCGAAACAGCATGCCAATACCATTCGTGCCCTAGGTAAATCTATGGCCAATGGTGGTCTGGGAGGTGGTGGCGAGAACACTGCACAGCCCGTTATTTTCAGTCCTACCATTCAGGCTTGGGATTCAAAGGATGTTCGACGCTTCTTCAAGAAGCATGGTAGTGAATTAGCAGACAGTCTTAAGGGCTATAACCGTAATTTTGGTAAATAAGGAGGATTCATGTCAGACGTATTGTTTCCAGAATTACCCGGTCTTGAATGGGATACATCTATTACTCCCATGTTTAACACCAAAATCATGACCTCCATTAATGGCCGGGAGCTTCGAGCAAGCTTTCAGGCCTCACCTAAATATGAAATCTCGTTGTCTTACGCATTCTTGCGCGAAAATAAGGGGAGAAAGGAATTGCAGCAACTTCAAGGATTTTATTTAGAGCGCCGTGGGGCGTTTGATTCTTTTCTTTATAAGATGCCTGAGGATAATGAGTTTAATTGCACATTTGTTGGTGATGGCTCTACTACTTCATTCCAACTTTACAAGGATATGTATACAAGCCAATTGCCTCTAGGTAATACAGAGGAACAGATTGTAGGTGAAGTAGATCCCAACATGTGGAATCAGGTTCCTGTAAAAACAATGTGGAATTCAGATCCAGAGAAATTGATGTGGAACACAGCTTCTGCTCAGATAACGAGTGACGGAAAATATGTACTTTCACAGCCGATTGAGGAAGGCGTAGAGGTAACTGTAACGGGTACTTTTTACTATCGCTGCCGCTTTAAAGATGACACACAGCAATATGTCAACTTTATGCATAAGCTTTGGAAAGCTGGAAAGGTTGAATTAATTGGTTCTTTGGGGAATAAGATATGAGACAGGCCTCTCCAAAACTTATAGCCTTGTTAGATGCTGATCAGTTCATCATGGCCGATCTTTATACTATTACGACCATACAAGGTATTGAGTATCGCTATACCAACTATGACGTTCATTTGACGGTGCAAGGCAAAGAGTTTCGTGCTGATGGACCAATCATAAGTCGAGAAGGAATAAGCCTTTCCTTGGGTATTGAAGTTGATAATCTCTCTATCAAAATAGAAACCAATGAAAGTACTAAATTTGGTGACGTACCTGTAGCTCAGGCATTTCATAACGGCGTTTTAGATGGTGCTCGTTTCAAGCTTGAACGTATTTTTATGGATATAAATACTCCTACTGATACGAGTGCCGGCACGTTAGTTTTATTTGAAGGTCGCATTGTTGAGCCGGAACTCGATCGTTATGAAATTAACGCTAGCGTGGTTTCAGAAGTGGATGACTTAAAACTTCAGATGCCAAGGAACTTATACACACCAGGTTGTTTAAATACTTTGTTTGATAGTGCGTGTGGACTATTTAGTGCTGATTTTGCCGTGAATACGACTATCGGGCCGAATAGTACACCTAGCCGCATCCTTTGTGACTTAAGTCAGCCGCAGGGGTGGTTTACACAGGGGGTTGTAGAATTCTTGGAAGGTGCAAACATTGGTATTAAGCGTACAGTCCGTTTGCATGAATCGGGCGCAATGCTTCTAACTCTACCACTTCTCGACATGCCAGCAATTGGTGAAGCTATTCGGGTTTATCCGGGTTGTGATAAACGTCTCGATACTTGTACTAACCGTTTTAACAACCGTGCTCGCTTTCGAGGCGCGCCGTTTGTTCCAGTTCCAGAAACTTCTATTTAACAACTTTATATTTAATCAAAGCCCTGCAAATCGCAGGGCTTTTTATTTGGGAAATATATTATGGCAGTTCCTGATAAAGACGCCCTGATTGGGCCTACGGTCACAGAGGCACAATTTAAAACCAATCTTGGTGCAATTGTGGATTTCATTAAACCAATTGAATCTCAAAGCCCTAACTATGCAACCACTGCTTTGCTGACTGCTTCAAGACCCGTTAAAAACCAAAGTTATGCAAAAGCCCTAGATACAGGGAAGGTATGGTATTGGAATAAACCAGCAGGATCACCAGAAGGAAATTATTGGGTAGAGACTGAGCTAAGTGATCTTGATCAGGCAATAACCTATACAGATGGGCAATTTAATCTAGCAATAAAAAGAGCAGTTTTTGAAACTTTATCACAGCTATTTGGACTGGCTAAATCAGACGATCCAACTAAAATTGGAGTTTTGTTGGACGGTGTTGGTCGTATCTTGTTGGGTTATGACTTAGAAAAAGATACAGGTATTTATGCCGGAATGCTTGAGCAAGTTGTTGAGATTGTACCAGGATTAAAAATTTACAATGATGGTCGATATTTGGGTCTTTTGGCGGATTCAGAAAGACGAATATTAATTGGTTATGACATGCTTAATGACTTGCCAATCATTGCGGGCCTTGATGAGTTGATCAATGGTGCGGGCGGTATAAATAAAAAACCAGAAGTTAAAGCATATAACCACCTATTGTTCTATGGTCAATCTCTATCAGTCGGAGCAACAGCAACAACGATCCTGAGCACATCGCAACCATATTCGAATAAGACCTTCAGTACAGGCCCGCGAATGGACTCTGCTGCAACGTCAGTCATTCCACTGGTTGAGCAATTTAATAATCCAAGTTCAGATGGCTATGATAATCGCGGGGAGACTTGTTGTTCTGGAGCTGCAAATTATGCTAGCCGAGCAATGATGCTAGAGAACGGTATTGATCCAAAGGACCATGTTATTTTTGCATCTACCGCAGGACATGGGGGGTATCGCATCGATCAGCTTGAAAAAGGTGCGGACTGGTATAACTTTTTTATCGAGCATGTGTCTGAAGCAAAGCGTCTTAATGGCGAAGATTACAAAGTACAAGTCGTGTGCTGGGTGCAAGGTGAAAATGATGCAGAAAGTTCAGTACAAACAAGTTATGAAGTTTATCGACAAAAACTTTTAAAACTTCAGTCAGATGCCAGTGCAGATATTAAAGCGATTACTGGTCAAACGGATGAAGTGAAATTTATTACTTATCAAATGTCGTATGCAGCAAGAACGTGGGAAAAACAAGCGCTTGTTCAACTGCATCTTTGTCAGCAATCAGATAAGTTTTTGATGGCTACGCCGATGTATCACATGCCGTATGCCATTGACAATATTCACCTTACAAATGTTGGTTACAAGTGGCTCAGTGCTTATTTCGGGCGCGCATATAAACAATTGGTTGTTGATAACCGAAAGCCTGATTTTATCAATCCCAAAGTAGCTCAACTAATCGGTGATGAAATTCATATCAACTTTGACGTGCCGAAGGTCCCTCTTGTACTTGATACAACAACTTTAGCTTTAACGACAGATCATGGATTTAAAGTTCTTGTAAATGGCTCAAAGGCCACTATCTCAAATATTGCGACTCAAGAAGATAAGGTGATTTTAAAGATTTCCGAACCTCCGACCGGCGAAGTCAAAGTCCGGTATGCGCTTGATTATCTAGGTACTGGAATAAATTTAACAGGCGGAGCCTCGGGCAATCTTCGAGATTCAACAACAGACTCAATTGAAATTGCAGGTGTAGAAAGACCGCTATATCACGTCTGCCCGCATTTTGAATTAAATGCATTTACAGATAAAGGAATTTAAAAATGACTCAATTATTTTTTCAAGCGAAGAACTTTGTAAGTAAGAGATCTTTACCTAAATTATCCAATGTTGATGACTTGCTGCCAAATCTTGAGTGTGAAGCGTATGGGCATTGGGTTTTTGAAAACACATCGGCTTCATTGACAGATAAAGTGAATAATAGACTTTTAGCATTGCAAAGCGGTGCTACTGTGCAACCCACTTACACCGAATCGGGTGTAACAATCTCAACTGCCGTAGGTAATGCTCTTGTAAGTGATTTAAGTGACACATCAGCACAAAGTGTAACGCTTGCAGCAGTTGTGAAATGCAATAACACCCAATTAGCTATTTTATTAGGAAACTTAGTACCCAGCAATTCTACAACGAGTAGTGGTTTAGCGGGCTTTGCCTCGGCCGGTAAGGGATACTTGACAGTCAAGCCAACCGCTGCTGCTGGTTCGGGGGGAATTTCGTCATTAACACCTGCATCTGGACATAATCAGACCACAAACTTTTTTATTGCTGTTAGCGTAGATAAAGCAACTAAAAAAGGAATAATTTACGTTCAACAAAATTCGGCAGAATTAACAAACGAAGCAGTTTATACATCTGCTGTTTACGAAAGTGCGCTGAATAAGTTTGCTTTTGGCAATAATGCATACACGGGATCAAATGCCCCGGCAAATACAGCAACTTTTGCAGAAGCTATCATCTTTGATAAAGCTTTAACCTTAGATGAAATTAAAGCTGTTGCAACCCGATCAAAAAATCGGATGGCAAATCGCGGAATCATCTTTTAATTAGCCCCTTAATTGGGACTTTTTTATTTCCGAGGGGAGTATGAAAAATCTCGAAGCAGTTCAAGAAGCCTTAACTTGGCTCGGTACCCCATATCATCATCAAGGGCGTATTAAAGGTGTCGGTGTGGACTGCGGAACATTGATCTGTGAAGTCTACGAGAAAGTAGGGCTCATGGATCACCTAGATCCGCGACCATATCCACCAGACTGGCACATGCACCAGATGGGACAACGCTATTTAGAGCTCATTTTAGGTGTATGTGATCCGATTGAAGGGCCACCACAACCCGGGGATATAGTTTTATACCACTTTGGCAAATGTATCAGTCATGGTGCAATTGTGATTGAGTGGCCACAGGTCATTCACAGTTATATCCATCAGGGAGTCATTATCCAAGATGGAACAAAAGGAAGTTTAGCCCGGCGAATTGCCGGGTTTTTTCGTATGAAGAGGCTTAAATAAATGGGTGGATTATTTGGTAGTACTACAATTAGTACAACGGATACCCGTATTAACTCTATGCGGATCCAGCAGTCAGCTTATGGGCTTTGCCAGCCATTGGTTTATGGTAAAACTCGTGTAGCGGCTAATATGTTTTGGTATGGAGATTTTACAGCTACACCTCATACAACAGTTCAAAAGTCTGGTGGTAAGGGTGGGGGTACAAAAACCAGTAATACCACCTTTAGTTATAGCGCCTCTCTCATGCTCGGTTTATGTGAAAACCAGATTAAAAAGATTGGCCTGATTTGGGTAGACAAAGAGCAATATGTACCTAAACAAGAAGGATCTATTATTTTAGATCCCATCGACCAGTTAAAATTTGAATTATTCGATGGAAATAATAATCCGCCGTGGGGATGGTTAGTATCAAAGCATCCAGAACAGGCAATTAACTATCCGTATTTGGGGTATGTAGCTGTAGCTAATTATGAGATGGGTAATAGCGCCAGCCTTTCAAATCATAATTTTGAAGTGATCAGTACTATCACGCTATCTGACACAATTGATGATGCTAACCCGGCAGATGTTATTGAAGATTTTATTACTCATCCACGTCATGGTGCGGCCCCAAATCTTAACATTGCAGATCTGGAAGAGTTTAGAACCTATTGCCGGGCAGCTAATCTCTTGATTAGCCCTGCATTCACAGAGCAACGCCCAGCTTATGAAACTATCAATGAGATTGTCGAGGCGGTTAACTGTGCTGTGGTACCAAGCCCGGATGGCTTAAAGATACGTTCTTTTGGGGACTCTGCAATAACGGGTAACGGCGTTACCTTTACACCTGATCTCACACCGGTTTATCACTTAACAGATGATGACTTTATTGGTGATGATGAGCCGGTGCGAGTTCGCCGTAGCCGTGACACAGATGCCTATAATCATGTGCAAATTGAATATATTAATCGCTATAACCAATACAACACAGAAACTACAGAAGCCAAGGACCAAGCAAATATTGAAATGTTTGGCTTGCGTACCGAGGACCCGGTGGAATGTCATTATTTCTGTGAGCCAAAAATAGCTCGCCATGCTGCACAACTTCGCTTACAACGACTGCTATATGTTCGCAATGAGTATGAATTTAATTTGGGATGGAAGTACTGCCGACTAGAGCCAATGGATATTCTTACGTTAACTGAATCGGGATTAGGGCTTGATAAGTTCCCTGTACGTATTACACGTATAGAGGAAGATGAAAGCGGAATGTTAACCGTTACTGCAGAAGAATTATCTATCGGTTCAAGATCTGCCATTGAGTATGATTCTCAAGCGTCAAATGGTTATCAGGGTGGAAATGAAGAGCCGGGTAATGTGAATGCACCATCTATATTTGAGCCACCGCTAGATCTTACAGACGGCAAGAACCAAGTTTGGGTTGCTGTCTCAGGCGGGGCTAATTGGGGTGGATGTAATGTTTGGGTGAGCCTTGATAATACGACATATGAAATGATTGGCACAATTTATGGATCGGCACGTTATGGGCAGCTTGTTACAACAATTGATGCAGATGATACGACATTACAAGTTGAGCTAAATACAGCAAGCCAGATCTTCAGCGGAACATTAGAAGATGCTCAAGCTGACCAAACACTTTGTAAAGTGGGGGATGAGTATTTTAATTATCAGGTAGCCACCTTAAACGGATCTGGTCTTTATACCTTAAGTGATGTTTTACGTGGACGTTTTGATGATGCACAAAGCCACAACGCTGGTGAGCCATTTGTTCGTTTGGATAAAGCTATATTCAAATATCCGTACAATGAGGGTCTAGTAGAAAAACAAATCTTTTTAAAGTTCACAAGCTTTAATGGTTTGGAACGTAAGGAGCAAACCTTAGATGAGGTTACGGCGTATAGCTATACTCTAAGTGGCGGCCGTCCAGCAGGTGTTAAAGGTCTTTCCCTCCAATCACCGTTTGTTGGTACCACTTTCAAGGTTCAATGGCAAAGCTCAACTGGTGCAGATGGCTATCGTGTTCAGGTCTGGTCTAATGGGACAATGATTCGTCAAGTTGATACAACTAATACGGATTATAGTTATTCGATCGAAGAAGCCAAACAAGACGGTTTAGGCCGAGCTTACACAATTCGAGTGGCCAGCAAAAATAGTGACCAAGTTAGTACCTTTGCTGAATTGAGTATTAGTAATCCGGTTCCGCCAGTACTTCTCAATGTGTACACAGCAGCAACTGTAGATTCTATTACGGTGAATTGGGTGCCTAGTGAAGTACCGGATCTGAAAGACTATGCAGTGTGGCTAAGTCCAACACCTAATTTTGATCCAACACAAATGCCGCCTACGTGGACCGGCACAGATTTAACAACTACTTTTGGAGGCTTACAACCAACAACCCCATATTACATTCGTGTAGCTGTACGTGATGTATGGGAAAACACAGTCTGGAATTATACAAATCAGATTACTCAAAGTACTTCTGAAGGTTAATTTAAATTTTTACATAGCACCCAAATGGGTGCTTTTTTTTGCCTACTTCTGGAGTAAAAGGCATGGAACCAGTTTCTACAAGCGGTTTAACAGCAATTTTAAAATTTTATGGTGCAGCAATTATGGTGACTCTAGCTGTCGCATTGGTTGCCGCCGTTGTATTGATGACACGTATGCCGCGCTCACCTCAAGAGTGGGCTGTAGGCTTGATCTGTACTGTTGTATCAAGTCTTGCTGGCGGCTCATTCATTATTGTGAAGTGGGGGCTTCATGAATGGGTTACTGATGTATGGGGGATGATTGCACTTGGTGGATTCTTCTTTGTATGTGGATTACCCGGTTGGGCTTTGGTCCGTTGGATTTTTAATTTCATAGATAAACAGGAAGGGAAAACGATTGTTGAAGTGATTAAAGAATTTAAGAAAGCCAGAAAAGATATCGAAAACAGTTAATGCCGCCTTCGGGCGGTTTTTTATTCTCTGAAGGAAACTGAAATGAACATTGAACAATATCTTGATGAATTGATTAAACGCGAAGGTGGTTACGTAAATAACCCAGCGGATCGAGGAGGGGCGACCAAATACGGTATTACTGAAGCAGTAGCACGGGAAAATGGTTACAAAGGCAACATGAAAGATTTACCGCTTGATGTGGCCAAAGCTATTTATAAGAAGCAGTATTGGATCTCTCCGCGTTTCGACCAAGTGAATGCTGTTTCTTCTGCTGTAGCTGAAGAGCTTTTAGACACTGGTGTGAATTGCGGTACCGGATTTGCAAAACCACTTTTACAACGCGCTTTGAATCTCCTAAATAACAATGGTAAAGCAGGGTGGCCAGATTTATCAGTTGATGGCATTTATGGTCCAGCGACATTAAATGCACTAAAAACTTTTATGGCCAAGCGCGGTAAAGAAGGTGAAAAAGTATTGGTGCGAGTTCTGAATATTATGCAAGGGCAACGTTACATTGAAATCTGTGAACGTAATAAAAGCCAAGAGCAGTTTTTTTATGGTTGGATCGCTAACCGCGTTTCACTATGAAGGTTGTGTTTTTTCTGTGCATTCTTCTTTTAGGATGCACAGCTCATTCGATTAATAATAATTGCTGGGATTTGCGTAAATTAATCAAATTGAATACAAGTTCCGCATTCAATAACGCTGACTAATTGATAAGTATTAGAATTTATCGTTAAGATATCCTTATTTCCTAAAATTTTCATACCTTTAATATTCATTTCAATTTTTTCAATTGTTAAGTAATTATTATTGGTTAATGAAAAAACCAATGATGGTTTTCTTTGTTTTTCTCTTATAGTTACTGTATTCCCAACAACTTCCAGATCCCATACATTCTCAGTTTGAACCTGCCATTCATTGTTAATAATAGTTAAATTTTGTTTTCCCTTCGAATCCCAAAATTTAGCATTAATAAAGTATCTTCCATCTTCCTGTGTAATTGAAAAAATATTTTCTCCCTTACATTTTAATATGGTCCAACATTTTTCAAATGTTGCTCCCCCTATTTGAATGGTGGGATGACTTTTAGTAAAAATTAGGGAATCGGAAACTACTTTCTTCTCCTGAGCTTTAGGTGATTCCATAGCTTCTTTTATTAAATCCTTACTAATTAGACCATTTGTAACTTTCGTATGACATGTAGGGCATAGTAAAGTGATTCCTTCTACTTTATGTTCTTTAGCATCACAATACAAAGGATCAACGTGTTCGTATTGAATGATAGGTAAAGCACATAAAATACAGCCAAAATTATCTCTCTTTCTTACATCGCGTTTTATAGAAGAAGGTATGCTTCTAGGTAATCCAAATTTATTTCTTGACTCAGACATTTTCTTTTCCTTTAATTATTCGGTACATCAAAAATTAACCACTACTTAAAAACTTATTTTAAAGATTAAATTTTTAATCTTTAAATATAGTCTCATAAAATTCTGTATAAAAAGAACTTACTACATATAACTCTCTACCTGGTGTAAATATTGATGTTTGAGGTAGTTTAACAA